TTAGTAAGTATATCAGTCAGTGACTTTGCTTTAAATAGATGTGCTTCATCTCCTATAACTGCAGTAAATGGTTGAAACCATTTCTTAGATTGTTTATATACTGATTGCCATGTAGTTATAGTTACTGGTTTATCATTTACCTTTTCGTGATTAGCATATATCCTATGTACATGATCATCCACACACCACCCATAGGAAAAGAAGTCCTTATATAATTGTTCTACCAAAGATGTAGTAGGTACAACAATCAATGTCTTCTGTCCTGACTCAAATAAAAACCTGACGATTGAATATATCATCAGAGATTTACCTGATCCTGTAGGTGATACTATTAACTTTCTTCTTTTCCGTAATGCTTCATATATTGCTTGATACTGATAACCTCTTACCTTTAATGAAGTAAACTTATCAACATACGTTTTAATACCTTGAGGTGATATGAGTTCATCCTCTGCATCAGGCATACCAAAATGTTCATTATCAACATAGGAATATTCATACCCCCTTTCTTCACAGAATGTTTCTATGTATTGTCTAAGACCTGCATATATCTGACCAGTTGCTGGAGAGAACAAACGTATCTTACCATCCCAGTAACGTTTTCTATATGCACTCATAAACTTCGCCTCTGGCACTTCAAAAGTGAAGTGATCAGAAAGTTCGTAAGAAATATGAGGTGGAGTTTTTAGAAGAAGGTATACTTCGTTCTTCTTTTTAATAAGAACATCACTCATCTATACCCTTTGAATAACGTAGCCAATCAATAGCATTCTTAATTTGGAATGAACGATTGTTAATATTATTTAGAACCGACTTTAGAGTTTCCTCCAGTTTATCGTATAGATCTAGTGTTGCTTGTGCTTTAATTATTTCCTCATCTGCATTGAGGTATATCGGTACTTCATTCTTCATGATCTTTGCATCAGGTGCAATCTCTTCTCTTCCCATGAAGTAATGGTACTTATTCTTATAGAGTATATTGTACTCGTATTCTTTTTCTTTTTTAAGTAGTTGTATCCTTAGATATTTGTCCAACCACTTCGCATGAAGTATGGGTATTCTACGTGCCTCATCAAATAAGTCATCGTTCATTACAGCATCTTCACGCCATTCATCAATGAATTGCTGCTGTAGGGTCATAGTGTCAATTCTTTATCATTCTTATCGAGTAGTTTAAAGTATGTGTATTTGAAAGTGATGTCTGCAGTTAGATACTGGATGTCATTAGTGTCTACACTAAAGGGTAAACTTGTAATTCCTACAGGGAATGCATCGTATATTTTGACTACAGTTTGGGTGTTGAAACTACTGTTTAGTATCCTAAGAGTAAGATCCAACCTATCATAATCTGGTCCTTTGTGCTCCTTTGCTACCATTGCATCAGCAAACTCTGTCCACTGACCTGATTTTTGTGGGTATGTAATTCCAGTCATCCAGTTATGAATGATAGAATAGTTTCTTAAGTCCTCATCAACAAGAATGGTTACCTGAAAATCCTCATAGTTTAACTTATCTCCACTTAGTTGGAAATCATTAAACATGGTTGCCTGTTGTGGACCACCCATTGTTATACCAGGAATATTAGCTGTATTGCATTGGAATGATACCTCTTTAAACAAAGGTATATCCAATTGAAACGCTACTGGTGCTAAGAAGTTTGTATTGCTCACCATAAAAAAGGAGTCCTCCCCTAGTATTTAGACACAAAAAAAGAGACCCCGTAGGGTCTCTCTTAAAATATGTAATCTGAATTACATTAAGTTTGCAACAGATACTCTTCTGTAGTAAACGTTAGTACTGAGGTTACCAGCAGCACTAGGGTTAGAATCGGTAAGAGTTGAATCATATCCCTTAGCAAATGGGTTAAGAACTACGCCATAACGTGTCTTAAATCCGATGCGTGGCTGGAAGTCGTCTTGCCCGACACTACGTACCATCTGTAGAGGTACATAAGGACAATAGAACAGACCAGCATCATAAGGAGATGAACCCTTGTATCCGATAACGTAGTACTGATTACCTGAGTTACCTGAGGAGTTTGTACCACCACGTGTGATAGTAGCATAAGGGTCGATGTACACTCTGTAGCGTCCGTTAAGGATACCAGCGAAAGTATTACCTGTCTCATCAACTTGTAGACGGTTGTTACCTTCGATTGCAGGAGCGTAATCAAGAGCACCAGCCATGGCAAGTGCAGAAGCAACGTCTGCAGAGCACATGATCATGTTGCCTTTTCCACGACGAGTTTCACGTGCGATTGCGTTTGCGTCTCTTTCGATTTGGAAAAGAAGTCCCTTGAATTTCTCAACTGACCAACGACCATTTGAGTCAACGTCTAGGTCGAATACACCAGCAGTAGCAGTGTCATGTTGTGCACCACGTTTTGCAGATTTGTAAATTGTACGAACAATCTCTCTGTTGATTTCAGCAAGGATCTCAGATGAGAGGATGTTAGCCAATTCTGACTCAGCATCAAGACCGTGAATTGCACGTAAATCTTGAGCAAGTTCAATACTGTACTCTGCTTTCAAAGCACGTGACTTAGCAGTAACCGAGATCTTCTCGATACTGAAGCCCATCTCTCTGAAATCAGGAGCAGAACCGTCACTATCTAATGCTTCAGAGTCCTGTGTGGACATTGGAGCACCATTGTCATAGTAACTCTGTGAGGTAGCTTCGTTAGAACCAGCAGCAAATGCGTCGTTAAGAACAGCAGGGTTGTCACCAGTTAGTGTTGGGCCAGCACCAGATACGTCGTTAGCACCACCAGTACCTGACTGATTTGGGTTAACTTCGTTGAAGAATGCTTCAGCATTACTTGTACCAGGACCATCATAACGTGCTCTCATCGCAAAGATTAGTCCAGTAGGACCACTCATTGGTTGAACACCAGCAAGGTCATATGCGACCAAGTTAGGCATTGCACGTCTAATCAATGAGATTAGAACGGGGTCGAAACCAGCAACTGACTGGTCACCACCTGAACTATAACCAGCAGCACCTGTGCTACCTGGGTCAGTGTTCATTGTAGGAATCGCTTCAGATAGGATCTGACGTTCCTGCTTAATTACTTTTTCTTGGTTCTCTAAGAGGATAGAGGTAACAGCTTTCTTGTAGTTATCTTCAATTTTTGGAAGATCACCGTGATCAAGAACAGGTGCCCACTTCTCTTGAAGAACCTTTGACATACCTAATGTCATTGTTTTTTGTCTCCGTAGATTAATAGGTTAATAATTTATTGCCATTGGGAGATTGCTTTTACATAAGCTGCCATAGGACCTTCTGTAGGTGCTGCGACATCTCCTGTAGCTACATCTTCCTTCGGTGTAGAAACTTTCTCCTTAGGGAAATAGTTTTCCTTAAGGGTATCTAGTTTCTCCTTAAAGGATTCCTCAGATTCAAACTCAACTGACTCAGCAAGTGAAGCAAGCTTCTCTGCCTGTGTCTGAGCTAGACCTTTGGATACTTCGGCTATTAATGACTCACGTGTGCGAGTATTAATTTGACCGTTGAGTGAGACGTTCTTTTCAAGTTGCTCATTGAGCTTCTCTTCCATTTCATCAAGTTTGTTAGTCATCTCTTCAAGAACATCATATTTTTCTTCAGGGATTTGTGCATAATTTTCTTCAAAAAGCTTCTTCATGCCATCCATGAAGGAGTTATACATTTCTAGTTTGATGCCTTTGTGGATTTCGATTTCATTCTCTTTTTTCCACTCTTCAGCAACATAAGAAAGGAACTTATCTGTTTTCTCTGAAAGTTCAGTTTTAGCTGCTTCCAATTCTTCAGATAATTTCTTTTCAAATTCTTCTTCTAACTTTGCCTTCTGCTCAGAGATCTTACTCTTGATAGCAGCTTCAAAGATAGTTTTTGTTTTTGCTTTGAATTCCTCAGAGAGTTCTTCGCCAGTTAATAGAGCTTTAACATCGTCATCGACATTAATTTCCTCTTCAACGACTTCTCCTTTGGTTTCAACTTTTTCTTCTTTAGTGATGCCAGCAGGTTTTCCCTCAGCTGCACCAGCATTTTTGTTAACAGCATTACCTTTTATTGCTGTTGTGCCCTTATTGGCAATTTTGGATGAGTTATCATCCTGCTTATAGTTTTGGTTGGTTGGACCTCCCAAATCTTCAATCGAAGCATCTTGCGGAGCAGGGACGGAAACTTTTTCCAATCCATCTGCTTTACCAGCACCATCAGTGACTTGGCGTTCAGAGATATTTTCTTCGACGAAGGTTTCAAATTTCTGGTCAACTGATGCTGACATATTAATACTCCTTAAAAACAATAGTATTGCATTCTGAATTTATTTATAATTACAGTCCTTTCAAGAACTGTTCAAATGCGGAAACTTTGCGTTCCTGCAAATTATATAGGGTAGCAGCATCAATTCCTTTCTTTATCGAAGAAATTTCCTGCTCTTTTAATAATCCATTATCCCAAACCCATTCTTTTCCTTCCATAATACCTTCTACGAAAGCATCAGGGGCAGATGGATCTGCAACAATATCAGCAGCAGTTGCTAACTGATAGTCATCACGAACGTAATTTGCACCACCCATTTCTCTTAGAGAACCAACTCCTCTAGAAGAAACACCTAATGATACACCCTCATCTAGGAGAGATTTTGCAATCTGACCCATTGGTGTATCTAAAAGTTTTGCTTTTCCTATAAAATTGTTTCCTTCTCTTATGAGTGATTCAATTTTATGTGAAGCTCTATCGAGGTTAACTGTTGGTCCTTCTGGATGTCCTAGTTCACCTAAAGCACGATTTTTAGAAATGTTTTCTGTAGTATATCTATTGACTTCTCTTTCAAGAATCTCTATTGGATACACTCTACCATTTCTATTTTTGATTTCAGATTGGAGGAATACACCTTGAATATAATGGTTCTTTTTACCATCATTATCCTCAGTTAGAAATTTTACTTCTTCAATCTGTTCAGTTATTAGTTTCATTTTCGTCTGGTGCAGGGACTTGGTTTGTATCACCCTCTGGATCTTCAGAGGAAGCACTAGTCACTTCAGTGTCAGTAGGATCTTCAGCATTTGCTGGATCCAAATGAGAAAACATATCAGCTCCGACTCTCTCCTTTTCAAGAGTTAATATCTCGGCAGCTTTATTCATAATGACATCTTTCACCGCATCTGATGCATCTGAAAGGTGATCTTTCATAATAAGATCAACTATTTTTGTAGTTTCCATAGTAAAACCTCAGTGTTATTTAGTGTTTTTGTTACTTGGTGGTAACTTGGGATTCTTAATTTGATCAATTTGTGCTTTCTGCAATTCTTGATCAAGATCAGTAGTTTCTTGTTCTTGACCTAATTGAGCCACAGGATCCATTACTAGACCCATCTTTATCTCACTATTTATCTGCTCTCGCATCTCAACTATCTCTTGCTCCGTAAACTGGAGTAACTGTCGCATAACATAATCTTGTGAGAAGTATTTTCCAACATAAAGATCAAGTTCATTTAGAACTTCCATCTTTTTCTGGAGCATCTCTAAATCTTTTAACTCAGAGAAATGATTATCATAGAGGTAATCATATTGAATATGCTCCTTCATCTCCTCCCAATCATCAGGTGTTATAACACCTTTGAGGATTAGTTGGGTCTTCAATAAGTCATGTAAAAGATCAGAGAACTTCTTGCGGAGACGACCTACAAACTTTGTAAATTTAATCTCATCTCTATTGATCTCTTCTGACTTACCTAAATCAAATGATTTATCACTTTCTAATCTTGATGCTGGTACGTTTAATGCTTTGTATAACTGTGTCTGAAAATACTTGATGTCAGTTAACTCACCTAAGTTTTGTCCACCAGGTAAAGTTGTGATCTCAGTTCCACGTCCACCTTCTCTACGTGGTAACCAGAAATCTTCAAGCATACTCATATGCTTCTTGTCATCACGGATCTCACCAGTGTTGGAATCATATACCAACTTATTCCTATAGCGAGACATGACATCACGTAAGTACTGTTCCGCTTTTATCTTTGGAAGATTACCTACATCAATATAAAATATTCTTCTTTCTGGAGCACGTGATAATCTGTAGATAACAATACTATCTTCAAGCATTCTTAACTGATTAAGATACTTGATTGCTTTGTGCAAATAACTCAATACAATATTCTTACCTTGGTCTTTTACACCAGAGGTAACATATGATATAGCATCATTTGCAATTTTAATACCTTGATTGGTATTGTTTACACCTTTCTCGTTGTAAATATAAAATTCTGTGGTCTTACCATAATCATATTTCATGAACTGGTCAGCATCCATAGGTGGTTTTTCCACAATACGGAGCTTCTTAATTTTAAGTGGATCAATCCAACGTAACTCTAATATACCTTTAGATGGATCTTCCAGATCTACTACCTTATGGTAGAACATTCTACCATCAATAAACCATCTTCTGAATATTTGATGTGCTGATTTATCTAAATCTAAGAGTTTCTTTATCTGGTCAAACTCTTTTCTAATACTGTTCTTTATTCCTTCAGATGCTTCTAGATTTGATAGTTCTATTTCTACTGGACTATCATCTTTATCTGAAACAATCGCTTCGTTTGTAATATCTTCGATAGCACTATCAACCTCAGGTTGTAGTGCCATCTGTCTATAACGACGTATTAAATTTATCTCGTCTCTCTTTTTTGAGTCATCAAGATCCACGTAATGACCAAACCATCCACCAAAAGGAGTAATGGTGGATGTTGCGTCATTATCTACTGGAGGTACTGGTGAAGCAGCACCTTTTGCTTTCGCTTTGGGGTCTTTATCTTTTATAGAGAACCCAAATAGAGTTGCCATAATTAAATTTTGTTTACCGTGTAACTATTTAGCCGACTTGATTAGAGAGGTATTTGATTGAACCTTCACTAAACTCACCACCATTAGATTCACCTTTGGTGTCATTACCTGGTTTATCAGCATCAAGATACTGGAATTGGAATTCAACATCAAACTCTTCTAATGCATCATTGCTATCATAAGCAACGTTAATTGATCCAACAGAAGTTGGCCAAGCATCTATAAGTTTATAAACTCTGAGTATACCATTATTATCACCTACACTTGCTCCTCCATCTCGTCTTTCTGCAACTTTACCACTAGATTCTTTAGATAATTGTCTAATAGTAACATCTTGCATTAATTTATCTAAACCACCTACCACTCCAACGTTTTCGTTAGTTTGGTTAGCAATGTTGATCCAATTTTCAAATGCAGCTCTAAGATTAAAGTCAGCAGTATTATAAAATGTAGCAGTCCATGCTTCAAATGTTCTGTCTCCAGGAATCTTAAGGAATCTTCCACGGAATGGAACCTCTATAAGTCCTTGTGAATGTGTAGGTAAGGAGGCAGATCTACATAAGAATCTACCTGCTTTCATCAAATCTCCTTTATTTGCTATTCCCTTGGACGCTGCCTCAGGGAACGTAATGTCCACCTGATAGAGATTAGGTCTTACGCCACCATTCAGTTTTGATTTAAAATCTATAATGTTAGGCATTTTTTGTTATTAACTCCTTTTTGTTATTTAGCTGGCAACTACTTCAGAGAAGCTGATACCAGTTCTCGTAGCAACGAATGTCAAAGTAATATAGTTTATAGAACGTGTTGGTTGGATGTAAATATCAGCAACAAACTCGTTGTTATCTATAACAGCAGATGTGTTATTCGACCCGTCACATACAACTAAGAAATCAGTAACACCTCTTCTTGATTGGATATTACGTAGGAATGGTTCAACAATTCCTTTAAAGACATTTCTTGTGATCTCGTCATTAAGTTCAAATAGTTGTGCCTTAGCTGCTTCTTCAATTGCTTTCTCAACAACAATGAACAGACGACGAACGTTAATTCTATCGAATGCACTAGGAGTTGCGAGTGCTGTTTTATCACCAAATAGAACTGCACCTTGTCCAGGGAATGTACTAATTGGGTTAACTCTATTTGCATAAAGTTCATCCCTATCTGTCTTAGTAGGATTCCAAGCAAGTTTTGCAAGGTTTCTAATAGCACCTCTAGAGAATCCTGCTGGAGAGAACCATGGTTCTTGTCTAATTGCTGTCTCTGCAACTAGTCCTGCAGTATCTGAGTTACATGGAATGTAAATATACTTTTGATTCCATCTGTCATAGACATACTTGTAGTTACTATCAAGTACTAAGTATGAACTACTTGAAACGGCACTGTAGAAATCCTTAATGTTCTTAACGATATCTTTGTTAGCTAGTGGGAGACCAGTAGTAGCAATGATGTTTCCTTTAAAAGGAGATCCAAATGCTATACAATCTTTTCTCTCTGCAGCAATACCTGCGATGTGATTGAGTTTCTCTCTAGTTTTTGTCTCAGTATCTAGACCAGGACCAACAATTAGATACTCAAGATTGATGCTATCAATCTCTCTGAACTCATCATATGCTGTATTGAAGTCAGCAGATGCAAGATCCCATGCTCCACTTGCAAGTGCTGTATAATCTGCACCTGCACTTAGATCATAATCCTTAGAACCTACTGGTTCAAAATCTTGTGTTCTAGTATTTGCTTCATAGATTGTATCACCTGCATAGATGAACTCACTACCGTCTGCAAGAATATTCTTATAGTAGTTAAGTCCACCTTGTGGTCCTCTACCATCAGATGCTTTTGATAGGTAAGTAAATTTCTCGATAATTGTATCTTTAGATCCAGTAATACTACCGTCTTCATCAACGACTGCAACGTGAACTGCATCTCTACTATATGCATCTCCTGCATATGCTTCACCGTCTGCAGTATTTACTGGACGTGCAGAAACTGAATTCCAACTTAGGTTAGAACCACTGTAAAGTTTTAGGTTATCCCACCATGTTTCTCCACCATCTACAGATGCTGCAGTACCAGCGTTAGAACCAAAAGTTAAAGCATCAGCAGCAGCAAAGAGTTGTCCTACACTAGGATTCTCTAAGTATGCATTAGATACATTATCAACGTTAACAATATGAACCCAATTAGTTGTAGTACCACCAGATGTTACTGCACTTACGTCAATAACCTTACCTTTCTTAGATCCTGATGTTACATAATCTCCAACAGAGACGTTACCAATTGCGGTGTCGCCAGCCGTAAGAGCAATAGATTGCCTAGGACCATTATCAACAGCACAAACACGGATTCCATTACCCCATGCTCCAGCAGTTTTGGCAGCGAACAACCATCCTGTTGTGTTGTCGTTATACTGTGCATCATAAACTTCATTGTTTTCAATCTTAATTGAATCTGCAGAAATTACTGCTGTACCTACTGCTGTAGTACCTGGAACAGGAATTACAACTGTTACTCCAGAGAAGTTTGTGAAATCACCAAAGTTACTTACTGTAAATCCAGTTATAATACCTGAACTGTTAACATTTGCTGTAGCAGCAAATCCAGTGTTAGAAGCACCACCAGTAGTAGAGATGTTATAAGTAGCTGTTGGATCGTAGTTAGTACCACCAGAAGTTAGTGTTAATTCTAATCCAGTTGGAGCACTAATTGCTATTGTAGGTGCAGATGAATAACCTGAACCACCTGAAACTGCTATTGCAGTAATAACACCGTCTGTAATTGTAGGAGTTACAGTTACACCACTTGAGTTACCACCACCACCTGAGATTGTTACGGTTGGGTTTGAAGAATAACCAGTACCACCATCAGTGATTGTTAGGTTACCAGTCAAAGCACCAGAGTTTAGGTTAGCAAGTGATGCTGTTGCAGTCGCTGTACTACCTTGAGCAGCTGTTGCCTGTCCAGTTACACCAACAGCACCAAAGGAAACTGTAGGTTGTGATGAATAATTACTTCCTGAGTTTGTTATAACAACTTGTGATACTCTACCATCAACATCTAAAACTGCAGTACCTGCAGCGTTGCTTCCACCGCCACCACTGAAACTTACTGTGGGTGCTGAAACATACTTACCGTTAGTAGTAGGGTTGGTTATAGTTATTGATGATACACTTTGTCCTAGACGTGAAACTGCATTCTTAAGTGCAGATGTATTAACTCTAGTTACTGAAAGTGTTCCACCATAGTTTAAATAGTTTGTTGCTGAGAGAAAATATTCTGAATTCTGTGCCACAGGTTCCCCGAAAGCTTCTATTAGTCCTGCTTCAGAACTTATAGTAACTGGAGAACCTAATTCTCCCTTCGTGAATGGTGCTGCAAATCCAGCAATATTATTAATTCCAATCTCAGCTCTGCCATTGGTTAAGTCGAGTTCCTTGACGACGACACCAGGTGAGCGTAAAGTTGCCATGTGTATCTCCTAATTGGATTAGTCATATATCTAAAATATATTTATTATTTTCCACTCTTTCAGTGGGGAAACAATACATGAACATACTACCAATCAGGATATTCCCAAGATTGAGTTTTTCCCTTTTTCCTACTATTAGATATCCTTTTTACTGTACATGTCTTACATTCATATGAATATGCTGAAGGATATCCTTTTCTACTTTTACGAGTCAAATAGAAATCTTCTATCAAATTCTTTCTTGTATTACATACCCTACAAATTCTTTCCTTGAATAAGACCTTATCTAGACCAAATCCAAATTCATCCATCACCTATACTCCCATAAAGAACTAAGTTCACCATACTCATCTCTAGGACTCTCACCTTCATACCATCCTTTATTATCTGCAACTACCCATACATTACCACTAGTATCTTTCTCGGTCTCATAAGTGTCAAGACCATCATCAATAAAACCAAAAGGAGCCATATCTTGTTCTATCTGATTCCTTTGCTCTTCATAAATTCTACTTCTTATATCATTATCAGTCATCTCTTTGAAATAATCCTGAGCACATAACCATCCAAATATAACAAGACACATTGCTAGGTCATCGTGACAACCATCATCGGCTTCAAATGATTGTCTTTTTTGAATGAATGTTGTAAGTTCTGCAATAATATCGTAATCATTAATTAAAACTTTATCTGTTTCTATTAACTGTTTAAGGTTTGAACATCCTATTTTCTTAACTGTAGTACTCATCTTAACACCTAACTGTGTTTTAGTACCAGAGAATCCTTGTCCTACAACCTGACCTGCACGTCCTCTCATAGCACACATAAGTACGTTCTCATTCTCAAGATCGTACTGTAATATGGATGCTACTTGATCTCCTATATCATTTACTTCACATAAAATATATGCTTGATTAAACTGTACTGAAATTTGATTTATAATATTAGGAAATACCATAGGTTTAACTTCATTATTCCTATAGATACCAACAATCTTATACGGTACAGTTGTTATATCATATAATATAAATGCTGAGTAATCATTATTAACACCACGAGATACGTCAACAGTCATTAAATACTCATGGTTTTCCTGAGGTTTTTCGTATATTTTTAAACCACCACTTACATGTAAAGGTTCATCATATGCTAATGCTCTTAACTTAGCTGCTGAAATTAATGTGTCAACAGATCCTAGAAACTCACACTCAAATTCCTGAGTGAACTGTCGTTCAGATGTGTTGGCAATAGTTTGTTCTTTCCACTTCTCGTCTCTGCCAGGTACCTGACTCCAATGTACTTCTGTAGTCGTATACTCATTTCTACCAAGTTCTGCATCATGCCACAACTTATAGAACATATTCATTCCATTGGGGGTGGAGATGATGATGACTTTGGTGGACTTACCAGATGATATAGTAGGATAAACAGAGGCAAAGAATTGCTCTGCAATATGATTAGGTATGAACGCAAATTCATCCAAGAAGATGATGTTAAAGGACATACCTCGGACAGCAGATGCTGAAGTAGAAGAAGCAAGAATTTTTGATCCATTTTCTAACTCCATACTACCTTTGTTCCATGCTATGATTCCCTGTTGCAACCATGTAGGTAGGTTTTCGTATGCTAATTGCAATCTACCTAATAGTTCTCTTGCAGTAGGTGCCTTGTTTGCTAGTATACCGATGTTAACGTTATCATTAAAGATAGCATAGTGCATAAGATAAGCCACAACAGTGGTTGACTTACCTGTCTGTCGTGGCAACTTTGCTATATTGAATCTATTTGCATGAAAAGTATTAACCATCTCCTCTTGAAAATCATAGAGGGTAAACGGTACTAAACCTTCATCAAGAGAAACAATTTTAATATAATTCTTTGCAAAATATACTGGATCTGATTTACACTTCAAATACTCCTGTATTTGCTCTTGTGTAAAGTTGATAGGTACATTAGCCCTTTTAAGATTAGGATTACCTAAGTATATCTCTGCTTGAGCAAGACGTTTTGTCATTAATCCATACCCCATTTAGGTGGATTATCAGGACAAACCATTCCTGGTAGTAAAGTTTTCAAAGGCATAAAGCACCCACATAGTTTACATTGTTTGGTTGACTGCTTAAAATGCTCACATTTTTCACAGATAGCAAACTTCTCAGCCGAAGTCATAACAAATTATATAGTTTTATTAAGCTTGGAATGCTACTCCTGATGCCCAAACACTTCCAGATCCATCTGCTTGTAAGGTTTGATCGGTTTCTTTCTTTATTACTATTCTCTCACCTGCACCAAGATAAACTTCTGATGCTGAAGAATAATTTGAATCACCATGAGGTGTTGATGTAATCTTTACTGCTGCTGCTCCAGGATTCAAAACAGAAACCAGTTTGCTACTAGAGACATTACTAGCTCCCGAATTAATATCTACTGCAGTTGTTAATGGTTTAATAATGAACATTGTACTGAAGTTTCTTTTATTTATTATCTATAAGACCTTGTTTCAACAGTTTCGACAGTTCTGCTGTAGATCCAACGAACAAAGCATTATTGTTAGTAACCTTTGATTTCTTTGGACCTTCTTCTAGGTCTTGCATTTTCTTTTGAAGATCTATTAATTTCTCAGTAGCGTCTGAAACACTCTTAACTAATTGACCTGCAACCTCAAATGCTCTGGGGTGGTCAGTATTATTAGCAACATCTAAGACACCACTCAATGCTTCCTGACCCTTTTCTATAACATCATATAATTGACCACGTGAGTAATCATAATCTTTTTTAATATCCTTTTCGATATTAACTTCACGTTCTTTCTTTTTTGGTTTAGGTTTCTCTGGAGGGAGTACCTCTGCTGCTACATCTAAACTATTTTCAATACCAGTTGTATCCATTATACATCCTCAAAGAAACCAGCAGTTTCATTGAATCCGAAGTCATCACCAGGAACTAGAAGTGAATCATCAATAGCGTCAATGACGTTATCAGCATTCTTATCTATCTTCGCCTTAGGTGTAACCTCATACTTACGATAACGTCCTGGTGTATTAAGATTAGTATCGCTATACTCATTAGTGATTGCTTTCTTAATGAATCCAACATCAGTAGTAGGACCATAAATGTATGTCTTAACTATGAAATCTAATGTCCAGATAATAGTTCTTCTATCAGAAAAGTCGCCTTCATAATCATCAACAAAAGATACATTGTTTAAAATGATAGGAACATCCTTAATTATATTTGCTTCTTCTACTAACTTAATTGATAAGTTAAATGCTGGTTGGAATGTTGGAAGTATTTGCTCTGTGATCTGAAGTGAATCTTCTTGTGTCCTTGTGATTACATTCAGTTCAAATCCAAGATTATATGGAACTGGTACGAATGTCTTCTTAACACCTTTAGTTGGATCTCCACCAGTAGTAGTATAGTTTATTGGACTCTGTTTCCTAGAAGGATCATATGAAATACCATTCATTTCAAATGACATACGAGGTAGAGATATAGCATTAGGTCTACCAAGTTCTGGTTGTTCTGTTAACCTTGCTAAGAATTTTGATCTAGGACCATAAGCAAGGGGCACCTTCATTCTTTGATAGGTGGTGTTATCATCATTGTATCTACGAATCTCTAGATTATTGAATAGCGTACCGAATCCAATAACTGTCTTTCGTATAATTTGATCGTAATTGTAAGTTCCTAGCATAATTAACTCCTATTTCCAAATTCGCCAAACGGATTAACTTCAGTGAAATCAACAAGGGAATCTCCCAATGTCTCAAACTCTAAGTTATCTGCATAAGCGTCCTTAATGTTAAGTTCATCGAATGTAGTTATATTTATAGTGAAACCAGAATCAGTTCCTGTAAGTACCTCACCAGTTGTAAACTCTCCACTAAATGCTCTTAACTCTACCCAAGATTCTGAAGAGTTCCAGAAATTAACTTTAGCAGTAGTACCACTAGTACCACCAGTTACTGTCTCACCTATTACTGGTGCTCCAGTAATACTACTATAATAGTATTTAACAACAAACCCTTCATCTACCTGACTATCAAGTATACCATCTGCTCCACCAGTTTCTCCACTGTACTGGAACAATTCACATTTAAGTTTGTATGTATATAACTTACCAAACTGATAGAAAGGATCTTCATGCTCTACAAACTTAATTTCAAATAAGTTAGCAGATAAAGGAAACCATACTAGATCTCCCTCTTGTGGTCTACTTCCCACCTCAACATTCTCTGCTCCAGTCATTGAATATGCAACAAAATCTTCATACATACCACGAGATATTACTAAGTTTATCTCATCACTAGATTGAATACCAAACTTAGTTAAGAAATCTCCATTACCATCAAACCCTGAGAAGTTCTCAAGATAACCAGACATAATATAACTATCATTAAATTCTGAGATAACCTCATCATTTAATATAGTGTCCTTCCTTACTAGTTTTCTGGGGATATAAACAATATCCAATCCAAACATCTTTAGATATTCATCTACCAGATTCGATTGAAGAATCTGCTCATTCCTAGTACCATGGGTGAAGTAGGTATTCTTAGCCATCTATCCTATTTCCCAGTTAGGTGGTAGTTCATACGTAGTAGTGATCTCAGATTCAATCTTCATTACTTCAGAATTACCATCTTCATATAACTCTCTACCATTCATGGTTATACCACCAGGTAATTGTGCACCTTTAAACTTAATAAGATTTTGCCCCCACTGTCTTTTTATAAGTGCAGTAGTATATTTCTTTAAGAAAGGATCATTATAAACCTCAGTATAAGTTGTTGGATCTAATAACCTATGACAATCAAGAATTATATAAGATCCCTCGTCTAACATTAATCTATCAGTATCAATATATAAACGATCAGAGCGTCTATTAAATCTGAAAGGTATAAATGCTCCATTATTTAAGACCATATCTAATGTCTCAAGATATGTCTTAGTCATAAAATAAGAAAGAATATCAACAGACCCGAACTGATACAAATCATTCAGGAATAATTGATATTCTAAACCAAACATATTACTTCTTATATTACTTCCCTTAACACCAAAGATTCTATTAATACCTAATACCTGAGGTGGTATCTGTAAATAATTATCTCTCTCTTCCCATTCTGTCTGTTCTTGTACACCTGTGACTTCTATCTTAGCATTACCACCACCACCTGTAAAAGTAATCTCATCCTCTACAAGATAATTTGTTCCAGTAGCACTTATCTCTACTTCTGATATCTGACCGTCTACTGCAGTAATATCAAAAGTAGCACTTGTTCCTGTACCACCAGTATAAGCAGCAGAAGTACCAGTAGTGTATCCAGTACCCTGTTCCACTACCTTTACAGTTAGTATTGAACCTGTAGCGGTTCCTAATAATTGTTCTTGATCTAATCCTCTAAACTTAGCAACATCAGACGCTGTAAGTTTATGCTTCAAGAACATCCTCTCGACACCATCGAAGTGACGTTCTTGAAACAATTGAATAGCATCATCTATTAGATCATCAACTTGATCATCATCAACATTGATTTCTAGAACTGGTTTGCCTAACCTTCTTAAACAATAGTCCTTTAGTTCTGCTTTAGTAGTCGGTTGTGCCATTTATTCCCAGACATAACATTCCTCTACTGTATTTAGCAGAGCACCAATTGCTATTGAATTACTGATGCTGTACTATTTGTTGGAGCGATAGTTTCAGGAGCAACTCCTCTGTTGGATATATCTTGTCCAACTTCTTCGTGTCCTTCTTTATCTGCCATTTGTAATGCTTCTATTGCACCTTGAAGACGGAAGTATTCTTCCTTCTTAGTGTTTATTTCTGTATCTAGTTCACGAATCTTTGCTACAACTTCTTCGAGTTGTGTCTTGAACTGATCTATCATTTCGGTATTGCAAGCCATAGTTTTGAATGATTAACGTATTTATTTATAAGGGTTACCAGGTGAAAGTATTAAATGTCAACCTTGGATCATCTGAGTACCAAGTGCTTTTATCCCAGTATGCTGAATGAAATAATGCTGACTCATAAAATATATATTGATTATACTTATGATACTGGGTGTGGTATACCTCCCAATCATCTGGTTCTGAATCAAGAATCTCTTTGTGCCTGTAATTTGCTAGTGCTGTATACTCTTCTCCTGTTTTCTTATACCTATGAAAATTAGTACCAGAACTTTTCTCATCATGATTGGTGCCAATCATATTAAGTGAACATATACCAGCATAATGAAAATAATCAACATGAGGCATAAGAGTTCCTATCTCATCATACATTTGTAATGATACTACTGGAGCGAAAGAACTATGAGAAGTTCTAAAATCTCCCATAAAAGATTCCTTTAACATGCCTGTTAACTTCAGAACCTGCATTTCATTAAACCCAAAGTAATTAATATATCCTGGATTCCTTGGTATCTCAGGATCTTTAAAGTACTTACAGTTGAGAGCATATTCTCTAACCTTATCTGGGTATAAAAAGAAATCATCAATGACAACAATCCTACTATTAGTATTGCCGATATTAATAACTTTAGGATAAATACCAGTTCTTATTCTAAAATCATTAGGGTTTATTACTGCCACCATAGCCATCCTGTGATAATGTATTTGTGTTGAGTTTGAGAGATCTCACCTTTATGTACGTGAGTATATGATGCAGGAAATATAACTGTCTTACCCTTAACAGGTTTAACTGTATAATCCTGATGATAGAACATAGTTCCACCACCTTCTGTGACATCATTTAGATATGTCATATAAACCATAGCACGTTCACATCCAGTTAATTGTGCACCATCTATATGCCAATCATAATAACCTTCTCCTGGTTTATAGTGTTGTATTTGTGGAAACATCCTAGATGTAAAAGTTCCACCAAATTCATTGAATTTAAATTTATCTAAGTAAAGATCAATAAAATCATTTAATTGTTCTCTATAGTCAAACCATCTATACAACTCATTTATCTGTGCTGGAGATGCAAGTTTATCTGCATCCTGTAACCAGAAGTCCATACTCTTTTTAACTTCTTCTTGAACTCTACCAATACCAGATTTACCCCTATAAGCAAGACCTTTAGCAGATGCATCTTCATACATCTTTATTAATGAATCACATATAGTGGTATCTTCTAATTGATATTCTTCAATAAATGATGGAGTCATGATTTAGAAAGTACGAGTATATAAAGACCGTTCCACCAATCCTTATCATCTTCTACCACAGATGTTAATATTTTCCTACGGAATAGTGGTCTTAGATTATTTGTTTCTACAAATTCATCAGCAGAAGATACTACTCCTTGGAAATTAGCATCATCTAAAACAAGTATAAAATCTTCTGCAAGAAAATCAAGAACTGAGTTTAAGTTTGCTAATTGATTAACGTGATCATGATCTGCATCATAGAAAATAACGTTAGGTTTATTTGGAATATCAGAAGCAATTAGTTCTGGTATATTCTTTTCTATTAAAGTCCAGTTAGGATGATAGAAATTAGATAAGAATTCCTTTTTAGGATCTTTTGATTTTGGTAGTAAAACTTCCTCTCGAAAAGGTTCTAGTTCTGTTGATTCAAAATTATCAACAGCATATGCTGCTATTATACCATTTTTATGTGTAGCAGCATAGAAGGTACTACCAGTATAGCAACCTAATTCTAGGTATACTGTCGGAGATTCTGAACATAAGTTATTCAAGAAATGACGAACTCTATTAGATGTAAAACCTGGTATAGTATAACGATGCTCAAATCCACTCTTAAACATGGCAGCATCATCTATAGATCTTAGCACACGCTCAACATAGGGATGTAAAGATAATCCTTTCTTATCTACATAATTCTTAGCTACAGTATCACAGTAATGACAATCCCAACAATCAAACTTACACGTTTTAATCTTATCTCTCCAAACATCAATAGGTCTCTCTGCTATTGATGTATCCTCCATATACTCTTCAAACTCTGGGAATAAAAGTTCTTCATCATTATTCCATCGTTTGATTATATCCATGGATTCTTTTAATCTCATAGCATTTTCTCTACCATGCAATTTAAAGACATCAATACCTAGATCAAGAATCTCTTCCCAATCTTTTTTCCATGGTGGTAAATTAGCTGCCTTTAATGATGCTGCTGGATCCTTTACATCCCAAAGGGAACATGAAACTCTACTTATTGGATCATCAAAATACTGTGGATCATTAGGCATCCTAGAATTATTATAATGATAATGCTCTGGCATTATGGGGCATCCACCCCAACATCCCTCATTAACTAATAATGAAATCTTAAGATCATTATCACAATATTCTTTTGCTTGTTTTATTCTTAATAGTTGATCTCTATCTCGCATAAGATCTCTATCAAGATTAACGTAGTTAAATCCTGCTTGAGATAATTGGACTATATCGTTTGCTTTTGTTACTTCTCTTAGAATAGTATTCTTGATATAAAGATCTGGAAACTCTCTTTGTATCTGTCCAGTTAATACCCAAGATGTATGAGGTAAAGTTACTATTCTACAACCTTCATTATATAAAGGTCTAAAATGTTCTATCCAAGTATCTAAATTTCTTTGATTTGGTACTACATATATGTTATTAAATGTAGCAGACAATGGTATATCTACTTCTCTACTAATATGCAAAGCATTCATAGTAGTCATTCTCATATCTGTCTCAAATACATCACCCATAGCATCCTGTAAAAAGGGAGGCATACGA